TCAGCCTTAATCTTTCGCCCGTGGCTTATAGCCTTCAGGCATTGGAATGGCAGCAAATCAGCGCGGCGTTCACATGGGCGGGCGTGTCGGGTTCTTTAGACTGGCAACGTGCAACAATTATCACATGACAAGGAGAAATAATGGCTAATCCAACAACCAACTTTGGGTGGGTAATGCCCACCAGCACCGATTTGGTGACTGACCTTCCAGCCGATTTTGCGGTTTTTGGTCAGGCAGTTGACACATCAATGGCCGACCTTAAAGGCGGCACAACTGGTCAGATTCTTGCAAAAGCAACAAACACTGACATGGATTTCACCTGGGTCACAAATGATGTGGGTGACATAACTGCCGTCACTGCTGGAACAGGAATTTCAGGCGGTGGCACATCAGGTGCGGTCACAATCACAAACTCAATGGCAACTGCAATTACAACTGCTGGTGACACTCTTTATGGAACTGGAAGCGGAACTTTCAGTCGCTTAGGTATTGGCACAACTGGTCAGGTTTTGACGGTTGCAGCGGGTGTTCCTTCATGGGCAACAGGTTCTTCTTTTGGAACTTGGGCGGCTTGGACACCAACTTATAGTGCCGCTCTTACGGTAGGAAATGGAACTACTACTGCAAGGTATGTTAAAGACGGAAAAGTGGTTCATTTCAATCTTTATTTTGTATGGGGTTCAACTACATCTATCAGCAATGCAGCCTTTTATTTTGACTGGCCTGTTGCACCAGCATCAACAATTGCTGCAAATGCGGCGCAACTTAATGCTTATTTGCGTGATGCTAGTGCGGCCGATTATCTAGGAACAATCTCTTTCAGCCAAAACACAACATCAAGAATTTACATAACCGCACCAAAAGTTAATGGTTTAAATATTGAAGCAGACCGCGCTTTTGGAACTGCCGTACCCTGGACGTGGACAACTGGGGACATCTTTTCAATTTCAGGAAGTTACGAGGTGGCATGATGACAACAAAATCAGAACTTATTGCACAATTGAAGGCTGAAAATCCAACAATGACGGCAACCGTAAATGGCGAAGAAATGCAACTCAATGCAGCCGATTATGAAACGGCTTGTTCTAATTGGGCTGATATGCGTTTAGCACAAATTGCTGCTGAAGCGGATAGAGCAAAAGCCGAAGCCGATAAAGAAGCATTACTAGCCAAATTAGGCATCACCGCTGATGAAGCAAAACTATTGCTTTCATGATATTTCCATTAGGCACATCAGCAGCAGTCATTGAATTGGCAATTGCTGAAGTTGGAACCGTTGAAGAAGGCGATAACCTGACCAAATACGGTGAATTTACAAAGGCCAACGGTTTGCCCTGGTGTGGAAGTTTCGTCAATTGGGTTTTTGCAAAATCTGAAGTCAAAATTCATTCATGCGTTTCAACTGCAATCGGCGCACATAAGTTTAAAGAAATTTCACGTTGGTCAAATATGCCGCAATTGGGTTATTTGGCTTTTATGGATTTTCCACATGACGGCGTTGATCGTGTAAGCCACATTGGAATTGTTGTTGGTTTAATGGAAAACAACCAAGTTTTGCTTATCGAAGGAAACACATCAGGAACAGGCGACCAAAGAAACGGTGGCATGGTCATGGTGAAGGTTCGCCATTACGGTGAAGGAAAAGAAGTGGTCGGGTTTGGGGTTCCTAAATTCGCACCATACAAGGGTGACTTTCCAACGGTCGCCATTCCAACTTCGGGAGTCAAACCAAAGAAGGAGAAAAAATGGACAAAGCCAAAGCCTTAGCAGCATCATGGGGGCGTAGTTTTCTAGCATCATGCATTGCCGTTTATATGGCTGGAATTACTGACCCAAAGGCAATTGTTTATGCTGGCCTTTCATCAGTTTTGCCAGTAATTTTGCGTTACATCAACCCAAAGGATAAAAGTTTTGGGGTCACTGGGGAATGAACCCAAACGAATGGGCGGCCGTCATTGGTTGCGTTCTTGCAATCCTTACGGCCGTTTATTCGGCAATGCGTTTCATGATTAAATCAGTCATGCGTGAGTTATTGCCTAATGGTGGCAATTCATTAAAAGACCAGGTAAACCGTATCGAAGCGCGGCTAGATTCCTTGGTGGACAAATTGTTGGCCGACACGCCCTAAATCATGCGGGAAGGTTGATTTTGTCAGTTGTGTGCTTCACCCTTATCTAAGGCAGTCAAACAGGCGGCCTAGATTCGGGAGAAATCAAAATGGTTCTTGACCTATTAGACCCACAGACATTGCGGGCGTTATTGCTTATTGGCTTATTGTGCGTTATGGCAGCAGCCCTGGGATATTCAATGGGATACAAAGAAGGCCACCGCGAAGGCTATTTGCGCGGCAAGGCAGTCAGCCGTCACATTGCAGCCGCTAAGAAAGCGGTGAAATAATGGGATTTCTAGACAATTATGAAGATGTGGCAACACGCATCAAGCGTTTTTGGCAGACATATCCGAACGGGTCAATTCAAACGGCCATTGTGGATTTTAATGCTGAAAAAGGCTATGTGGTCATTCAATGCACGGTTTATCGTGATTTGGGTGACATCAAGCCCGCTGGCGTTGATTACGCTTATGGATACATGGCGGCCTTTAATCCCAACATGCGCCGTTGGTTTTTAGAAGATACATCAACAAGCGCAATTGGCAGGGCTTGCGGCTTGGTTTTAGGTGCAGACACTAGAAGCACAAAGGAACAAATGAGCCAGGTTGAACGCCTGGACACGACAACCGCCAAAACCCAAGTCGCTGATGTGTGGGCAACCAATTTCATTGAAAACGAAATGCCCACGATCGGTGGCATTATGGAAAACATTGCGTCAGAACTAGGCGGTGAATTAGTTCCTGAAGCACCAAGTTGCATTCATGGACACCGCATTTTCAAGACTGGAGAAGGCAAAAACGGCAAATCCTGGGGCGGCTATTTCTGCACTGAACGCACAAAAGCCACACAATGTGCGCCTAATTGGTACATGGTCACATCATCAGGAAAATGGGAACCACAAGTATGAAGCGCGTGGTGAAGGTTTTGATAATCATTGAAGCAATTCTGGTCACAATCATGATGTGGGTAATTTTAAAATGAGCGAATATATGGAGTTAATCAACCCACAAACTATGAAATGCACATTGCTAAAAAATGGCGTGGCAGTGGACGTTTATGATGTCATGCAATGCGACAAATGCGCACTGATTCAAAAGTTTGATTCATTTGGCTATCAAAAAGCCGCTGAAGATAATCCCGTTTGGTTTTGTTTTGGGTGCAGGAATCAGCGTTGAAGGTCACATTAGACCGCGAGGAAGCGTTGTTGTGCCACCTTAGTGCTTTGATTATGGCCAAAAAGTATTCCTGGACTGGCATTGGCGGTCAGCGCACTTACACAAAAGAAAAGACGCTGCACGAATCCATTGCACAAGATGCTGAAGCCATTGGCAGCGAATGGGCAGTGGCCAAATACTTCAATCTAGGTTTTGACCCTTTTGAAGAAAAAGGAAAAGAAAAGGCTGACGTAGGAAAAGGCATTGAAGTGCGCTGGACTAAATACAGTGAAGGTCAATTGATCGTGCATGAATATGACCGTTCCACTGATATTGCAGTGCTGGTCACTGGTAATTCATCAACGGCTTACAACATTGTTGGCTGGATACCAGTGGCCATTGCTAAGCGCGACAAGTACCGACATTCCAGGCAACCCAACTGGTGGGTAAGTCAACCCAATCTTCAGCCTATTGAAAACTTAGTGAGGAGTAATTATGGAACAGATGCAATTTGAATGCAGGGCGTGCAAAAAGGTAACAACTCAATTGGTTCGCATCATTACAGACAATTTGCCTGACCATGTGAAGGTGCTTGAATGCACGGTTTGTTCAAAAATGGGTGTTGCATTGGTCAATAATGTTAAGCAATAGTTATCCACAGGCTTTATGCACAGGAGTTGATAACGGTGGAAACACGCCGAAAGCCACGCTGAAACTTGCGCGGTATTTGACTAGGTGGATACGCTGGTTCCGCTTGAAGCGAGACGCTGAGGCGTTTATCTCGCAAGGGCGTAAACGGCTAATGGGCAAGTTCTATGTCATTGCGGCATTGCTTTCAACAACAAGCATTCACAACGCAAATGCAGAAGGTTATTCAATAGACCAATTAAAACTTTATGCACATTCACGCATAGTTAATTACAAGCAATTCCAATGCTTTAATACGATCATCACAAAAGAAAGTCGCTGGAATTATTTGGCACAAAACGGTTCGCATTGGGGACTTGGACAAATGAAATCTAATCATTACAGGAACCTTGACCCTTACCGCCAAATTGATGCAACGTTGCGCTATATGATTCACCGGTATTCCAGCCCATGCCAGGCATTGGAACATCACAAGAAACACAATTGGTTTTGATTATGAGCAGTGCATTAAAAGACAATGGTTCAACTTCCAGGTGGCGCAAGATACGCCAACGCATTCTCGAACGTGACCAATACACATGTCAGATTTGTGGAATGGAAGGCAATACCGTTGACCACATAATCCCAAGAAGTAGTAACGGCGGTGATGAAGATTTCAACCTTCAATGTCTTTGTTCTAGGTGCAATTCATCAAAAGGCGGTAATAACCGTCAAAATGGCAAATCAAGCCCATTTTTTAGCAGCACGGGAACAC